GAAGCTGATATCCCTATACCATTATATTTATCCATGGCTTGACTCATTTCGTGTATAATAGTATCTAGTTCCTCTTTAGAATGAGGACTATCATTTTTCCACTCTTTAGACATTTGTCTTAATATTTTTTCATCTGTTACTATCATGTTAATTTTTTTATTCTCTTTTTCATTTCTCTTATGTATTCTTTACTTAGTTCTATCATTATAGAATCTCTTCCTAAATTTTCTGCAACAATTCCTGTTGTTCCTAATCCTGCGAAAGGGTCTAAAACTACTCCGCCCTTTGGACTACCTGCGATTACACAGGGCTCTATTAATTTTTGCGGATAAGTTGCAAAGTGGTCAGACTGTGGTGCAGAATCTCCTGCCTGAGTCCAAACAGAACGCTTTGCTCTTAATCCTTCTTCATACACTGCTTCTTCCATAATTCCTTTATGGTCAAAATAATACTTTTTTGTTTTACTAAATAGAAAGATATACTCATGTGCTTTTGTGCATCTATTTTTAACGCTCTCTGGCATGGGATTTGGTTTATGCCAAATTATATCTTGTCTTAATATCCACCCATCTTCTTGTAATGCTAAAGCAAGTCTCCATGGCATGCCATTTAATTGTAAATTATGGTGATGATAACTATCTCCCATATTTAACCATAGTGTTCCATCATTTCTTAGAGCATTTTTTACAAATCTAAATACTCTTACCATATTTCTTAAAAATCTTTCAGGAGTTTCTTCTAGTCCTAACTGTTTATCATCAACTCTTTTTGCTCCACATTTTGGACATTCCTCTCTATAAAACTCTCTAGGAGCTTTAGTTGCATTACTAATAGTCCATGCTCTCATAGTGTCGCCTAAGTGGTCGCAATCCGCTCTACCACCTACCCATCTTCCTGTGCCATAATCTCTTAATAGCCAGTATGGAGGACTAGTAATACATGTATTAACGGTTCTTGGTTTCAGTCTTGTAAGTTTCTGAACGCAATCTCCTTGTATTATCTGTATCATCTAATTTTTCTCCGCAGTGTGGACAAGTTAGAGGTATACCTAATAACTTGCATATTTTTTCATGTTTTCTAAATTCGTTATTGGATTGAGTCGTTTCCATACTGTAGCTCCATCTCTGCCTCATACATAGGTCTAAATTCTTCTAGTGTAGGAATCTTTACATAAATTTTATCACTAAGGTTGTATTCATGTAGTTTTCTTACATATACTATATATGCATTTTGTAACTGCTTTTCTGTGTAAAGTATCATCATCTATCTCCAAATACTTCTTTCTCTACTATCTTTTTTACTTCAGGTAGTTTATACCATAAACCAGAGAACATGGTTTCATTACCATTACCCCAATCAACATAGTATCTTTTGTAACAAAACATTCTATCAGAGAATATTCTGACATCTCCTAATCCTGAGTTATTTATTTGATAGACTTCTTCTAATAATCTCATAAGTCTTGTGCCTCTTCACCTTCTGTTCCTAGTCCCATATCTTCTTTCATTTTTTCTTTCTCTGTAGGAGTCAATGCAGAAGCGGGACCAATTTTTAATGACTTCCAGTTGACTTCACTAGAGAAACCTTTTACTTCGTTATTTCTCATTTTTGTACAGTTAAATGTCATACATCTATCTGTCGGCTCCCATGTTTCAAGGGAGTAAGCAGCATCGGCTGCATCTAATATACCTTTTGCGAATCTAGCCTCTCCAGTAGAATCTGTTTGGTAGGGAGCAAAAACTAAAGTTTCATACTCTTGAGCATAAGACTTTAGTTTCTTACTTATTTCTATTTGCTCCTGCCAGTCATATTGACTGTTTTTGCCTGGTGCATTGTGGCGACGAACTTGGTTTAGATAATCTACGATTACGATACCAATGTCTGTGCGACTTACCCTCTTATCGAGTTCGCTTTGGATTTTTGAGAGAGTGAGGGCTGGATCGTAGATTACATCTAATTGTCTGTCTTCGGTTAATGGATTCTTAGTTAAGTTTCTATGAAACTCATCAAAGTCTCTATGTGATTCATATTCTCTGAGTAATTCGTCTCCACCCTGAAAACGATTTGCCCACCAACCAGCAACAAGATTCCACTCTTCTGTATTCATAACTTTGTCACGAATATTTGTAAAAGTAACTCCTGTGCTGATAGAACACATTCTTTGCAGTATAGAACGGCTATCCATCTCAATAGTGAAATAGAGAGCTGTTCTTCCTGAATCATAAACATTAACAGCAAGGTTACAAGAAGTCAATGACTTACCTGAACCTCTTCGTCCACCAACTAGCACTAGGTCTTTGGGTGAAAATTTGACGCTTGCGTCATAATCTGTATTTAGTCCTAAAGGTAAATATTTTGCTCTTTGTTCATCATCTTCAAAAAGTGTAATAGTTTGCATACTTTCTGAAGGTGGTGTAACATCTACTTTATCACTTACATTTAGAACTATTTCTTGTAGCTGTTCTATATTTTCTTCTGCACTAGCCATAGTGACAGTTTTATCCACATACTTGTCAATTTCATCTAATATCTCGGTTTGAGTATATTCATTTTTAAGATAGTCAAGTAACATATCTGCATCTACTTCTACATCTATAGATTCAATAGCAGATATTTTTTCTTGGATATTTTGGTCTCTTTGCCCAGCTTTTAACTCAGCAAAGGTTGGGAGAGATTGATAATTGTCAACGTGCTTTTCCAAGATGCTAAAAATCCCTCGGTACTCATTTGGTAAATAAATTTCTTTTACCTGAGACCAAGTATCTAAATCTTGTTGTATAACTACTTGTTTTAGTAAAGCACTAGCAATATTCATTTATCTCTCTCAAAAAAAGGGGAGTGTTGCACTCCCCCGCTAAATAATACTAGTTAGCCTATTTCTTTTCTAGCTGCTCCATTGTAATCAGCACATTGTAAACCTCTTCTGGTTAACATTGTTTTGACGCCTCTTACAGTTTTGCCGATGTTATCAGCAATTTCTTGAACAGTCATTTCAGAAATATCAAGGTCAGCTAAAACATCAGCTTTGCTTGAACCTTTTGTGTGCTCTTGCTTAGGAATAGCATTGATGTCACCACTTCTAAGTAATGAAAGAGCTTTTCCTCTGATAGAGTTAACACTTTTACCAAGTGATTCTGCGATAGCTTCTACAAAAGCGCCATCGTTAACCATTGATACAAATGTTTCTTCTTCTTGAGGAGTGTAAGTTCTAACACTCTCTGGCTTAGGAGCTGGTTTAACATGCTCAGTTAATTCCATAGAAAGAATTTTACCTTGAATTGATTTTGCACTAAATGCTCCACCTTCAAAGTTTGATGCTATTTCAGCATAAGTGTAAACTCCGCTATTATCAGTTACGAAGTTTGAAAGAGTTGCTTCTTGCTCTTCTGAGAAAGATTTAGAAGCAGATGCTGAAGCTAATTCAACATCAAAACCCATTTTTCTTAGCTTTGAAGATACACTTCTTGTAGAAGTTTCTAAATCTTCAGCAGCTTCTGCAACCATTGCCTGTGAAACAGGGCTTGATTCACCGATGAAGTCCACTAGTTGCTGTGTTCTTTCATCTGTCCATTTTGGTAATGCCATATTAATTTTCCTTAATTAATTTTTTTATGTTATCGTAAATTGTTACGCCCATTGCTTGGGCTTTATTTGTTTTTGCTGATTCTATACCACTTTCATTTAATAGAATCGTTACATCTTTTGTAAGATTATCTTTTGTCTCAAATCCATAGCTTTGTAAAACTTTTTGAGCTGCTGCCTTTGTCGGATAGCTCTTTAGTTTACCTGTTATACAAACTATACCTTTCGTATAGCTGACTTCAGATATTCTCTCACAAGAGAAAGAGAAGGGTAACTTATAATATTCGTTAGAATGAAATTCATTAACTAACCAATCTATTAGATTCGACGCCGCTTTAGGACCGAGACCACTATCTATACATTTTTCGTAGGTTATCTCTGATATATTCGAGACTTTTTTAGTCAATTTATTAGATGCGCTCCGCCCTATCAGCGGTATCGAAAAAGCTGGAAGGAGTGTTGTTAAGTCTGCTGATTTAGAGTTTTCTATCTCAGCAAACAATTTTGCTCCTAACTTTTCCGAATCCAATAGGGATATAAGTTCCTCTTCAGTAAAAGAGTAGACTTCATGATAGTCCTGTAAATCTAATTTTTCAATTGTA